CCCCCCCCATGTCTCCGCAGGCTACACAAATTGTAAATGAGAATCATTATCATTATGAGAACCATTATCAGTTACACAGGCTTGACAATCTGGTTAGTGTGTGAGTGTGCTGGGCTGGCTCTCGAGACTCTTTAGACTCAATCTAAAAAGGTTGAGGGGGGTGTGGTATTACTGCAACAAACTGTCTCATTTCTGCACTATGCCTCTGAGACGCTCGGAGAGGCCCGTCACGCTACGCACCACCTAGGGCATGGGGTAACCTACATGGGGTCGAGATCGTTAAAAGTCTTTATAATCAATAACTTACGTATCAGCACCTCAATGGTGTATCATTTATGCAACATAATGGTATTGTAAATGAGAATCATTCGCATTTAGACCAACTAATGGCAATTTGATGGCATTGAAAAAAAATATTAAAAAATGCTTGACACGCTCTCATGGGTCTGGCACAGTAGAACCATACCAAGACCGGTAGGAGCTTGGAGAGGAACCACCGAGATAGCCTAGTACCTTAGGTACAAAAAATAGGCCGGACCTGTAAAAAGGATCAAAGCGGGAAACCTCCAAACTGTCGAGAGTCTGGGACGGGCCAGAGCCTAGAGTAACACTGTCAGTAGATGCCTAAGGTAAATCGAACACAGAGGGACAGACCAGAAAGCCCGATTGTAGCACCGCACGAAGGCGCTCACGCTTACGCAACAGAGGCGAACGTTAGATACCTTAAAAGCGATAGGCGAGTGCCTCTAGGGCCTTTACAGAGGGCCTTAGACGCACTAACAACAGAGAGGGCAATCAATGCAAGATTATAAACAATTGGATGAGATCGGCAAAAAGCTGAACGATACTAATTTCTGTGGTGTGATAGCACTAGCCACAGTTCTAGACATATCGTTCAAACGAGCGAAGCGTAAACTTGAGAAGCTAGGCCGAAAGCATCGCAAGGGTACTTACGATTCTGTATTGCACACAGCAATCAAGAATCATGGGTATGTGTTAAAATCTGTTATGTCTCCGATGGATTGGAGGCTTACAGCTAACCAAGCACAGAAAAAATTTAGCAACGGCACGTATATAGTAACGTTCGCTGGTTCTATCTATCACGTTGCGACGCTCAAAGATGGTCGTTATAATGACTGGATAGATAGAGAGTTCAGAGGCAAAGCACCTAAATATAAAGTATTTCAAATTTACCAAGTAACCAAACAGGAGAAATGAAATGAGATATTATGTAAGTATGGCAACGGGATACTTTGACGATAACCCCAAAGAAAGTGAGCGGGTAGATAGTTACGAAAAAGCGCAAGACATATTCAGCGAATGGCTAGACACTGCGTTATCGTATGAGGTGGAACACTCGCCTTATATGTGGGGTGACTGGGAATATGAAAAGGCAAGAGAAGATATCGCAAGACATATGTTCATTAACGAAGAGGAGTAACAAAAAATGAAACTACATCACACAAAGTACAAGCAGAACATTATCAACTACCTACTAGAGGAGAACGAAACGACACCGCAGGAGATACTAGCAAGGTTTGAGAGTGAGTACGGATGGAACATAGAACGAAAAGGGAGGCGAGGGGCGATGGTTGAGTGGCTATCTGGTCTCGCCCTGTCAATGCCATGCTACAACGACGAAATCATAGACTTTGCCATAAAGATGGGGAGCATTGACGACAACCCAACCGAGAAACAGAAGGACAAAATCATAGAAAATTATTTTCCATTCATGGCTAATATAATTTTAACAATGGAGGTGTAATCATGAACATTGAAATAGAAGTAAAAAACCATTACGGAAATACTATGTATTATCCCGCTTGCGATAAGTCTAGTCTACTGGCTAGGCTTGCAGGCACTAAGACGCTGACACCCGAATCTATCCGTACCATTAAGGAGCTAGGCTACAACGTACAAGTTAAGCAACCAACACTGGAGGTGTAACGATGAGAAAAATATCACTACCAACACGACAAGAGATTGACTCAATCATCTGGTCAGGAGCAGACAAAACCGAGTTGTTTGGTTTTGTGTACGATGCAGTAGAAGCTCTGGAGCTAGCTCATGAGTTCTTAGATGCAGTGAAATGCTACGAGAAAGAGACATACGAGCGAGCGAGAGACGCATACGACGAACAACAAGCAGGAGTGTAATCCATGAACGACGCAACAAACAAGAACGTTAAACACATATACATAATCAAAGCCAAAACGCTCTGGGCTAAGGATGGGCAACTGGTATCAACGAATGGCAAGATAGCAGATGTCTGTAAATTCAAAACGCTTGAGGAGGCGGAGGGATTTATTAAGGGCATAGAGGAAAGATTCTATATTGTAGAACGCACAATCACCACAACAGACAAGAGACTTGATATGGTTCGAGAGGAGGATGAGTAATGCCATGGATAACTAAAGAGCGAGGGGTGTATGGTCGGCATGTGTTACGTGCTGACCTGACCGAAGCAGACATACAAGACGTAGCCGAGGGGAAGCTATCCAAAGATCAAGTGCATCGTGTGATGCGGTGGCTTGTGGATACGTGGGACTCTGAGGTAGGAATGAATCTAACGGTAGTACGAAATGCAATCAAACAAATCAGATCGGAGGGCTAGTAATGTATCACGAGGTAGACAAACAGCAGTACATTCTTTTAATCTACGGTCACGGTAAGGAAGAGGAGGTGCTAACATTCACAGATAAGGACGAGGCATACAAAGCCTTACGAGAGGCACAGGCAAGTCAGCTTGTGCCAGATGCTAAGTATAAATTAATCTGGCGCAAAACTTTTTATTCAGACTGGGAGCTAGACACGTAATGTTTATAGATGACGATGATGAATATGAAGAGGGCTTCTTACTGGAGTCCTCATACATAGTATGGGAACGTGAAGGTATAGGCACTCTGTTCTTTACTGAGAAGGAGGCAGTAAAGAGATGGAAGAAACTAACCAAGGGTATGACCAACGATGAGATCACCGAGTCAGACATAGACATACAGTCTTTAGATCAGACACAGACTAACGTGTTTTTGTTTGAATGTGAAACAGCAACAATCCAATAGGAGAAATCATGAGACATAAAATGCTAAACATTACGTACGACTGGGACACAGAGCAGGCGAGGATTAATTACAGCAGTCACTTCAAGGCATACGACCCACTAGAAATGATGGATAGTTTGCAGGATGTAATGTCTTTGCTAGAAGAAAAATATGAGGAGGCACGTAAACAATTTCGTTTGCGTTGTCTCGCCTCACATTACAACAAGAACAGAAGCAAGGAGAATGAATGATAAAATTAATTTCTAAGTTGCTATTGTATTTGTTTCTTGGTTGTAGTATATTCATGACTGGATTATTAATTTTAATGTTGTTAATCGCAGTTTACTTAGGAGCAGAATGGCTATGGGTAAACTGGATACAATTTTAAGGAGGTAACATGCAAGAGAAAAGCCCGTATGAGCAGGGACGCACTGATAGTTTCTATCGTCGTAGACCTAGAGCAACTGAACTGTATGTCAATGCCCGTGAGATAGCAGAGTACGAAGCAGGCTATGACTTCAACGATGCACATGGAGAGTACAAGGACTATGATGACTGGGATATGGAGGTAACAGAAGATGAGATGTAGATCGTGTAATAAAGTATTATCACCCTACGAGACAAGCATCAGATCGGTTGAGCATGATGAGTACACAGACATGTGTACCTCGTGTATCTCATCGCTCGATGGTGATCTAAACGTCATCGGTAACGTGTCTCTCAAGCACGACAGTGAAGCTACGAGAGATGAGTTCGATGACATCTATTTTGATATTGACTTTGACAACAACCACTAGGAGATAAACATGTACCCTGATGAATACTATGACCAAGACGGACACCAGTACTACGAACAGGTAGCAATGGAGGAGGCATACCACGAAAGTATGCTTGCTAATATCAGTGACTCGATAGAGAATAATGAATACCCTCTTGACAGAATACTAAAAGCATTAGAGCAACCTCTTATACGACGTGGCTACATGATCTTTAGTACAGAATTATCTGACAAGCTCTTGACTAACAGCTAAATCTATGCTAAAATCTATTACTTAGTTATTAAGTAGTTATTAATTATTATTATTAATTATTATTATGAGATATTAATTATGACACAAACTAAAACACATCAACCGTGTGATGATTGTGGGTCGTCAGATGCTTTGACTTACTACGAGAACTCAAGCTATTGCTTCTCGTGTCACAAGCAAACATGGTATGACGATAACAGGCAGACATCCAACATGACACTCATGACTAACGACTTATCAACACCGCCACCTGATGCCGTATCCCGTACGATAGCAAGTCGTGGTATTACTAAAGCGACGTGCGAAAGATACGGTGTCGTTGAGGACAAGCACCAGTACTGGTTTCCGTATTACAACGATGACGGTATCGTGGCATACAAACGACGTAGCAAAGCGGAGAAGAAGTTTAACATCACAGGACAGTGGCGAGATGCCAAGCTCTTTGGCCAGCAACTGTTCAACAAGGGTGGTAAGTACGTCACGCTAGTTGAGGGTGAAGCTGACTGTCTGGCTACGTTCCAAATGCTAGGGTCTAAGTACCCAGTAGTATCTATCCGCAACGGTGCAGGTTCAGCAGGCGCAGATGTCAAGGCTAACTACGAGTGGCTTGATAGCTTTGATACTATCGTCGTGTGTATGGACAACGATGACAATGGTATTGAGGCATCGCATCAGATCGCTGATGTCTTTGGATCAAAGGTCAAGGTATTCAAGCACGACCCTGAGTTCAAGGATGCGTGTGATTACCTGAGTCGTGGTGATGAGAAGCTGTACTTTGATAAGTGGTGGCAGGCAGAACGGTTTGTACCCGATGGTATCGTTGACGGGTCTACTCTATGGGATGAGGTATGTAAACCTATGGAGAAAGCACAGGTCAGCTATCCGTTTAACGGGCTTAACAAGCTGACGTATGGTATCCGTAGGGAGGAACTGGTCACCATTACCGCAGGTAGTGGGCTTGGTAAGTCACAGTTCGTACGTGAGCTAGTGTTCCATGTGCTTAACAACACCACTGATAACATTGGACTGATGTTCTTGGAAGAGTCTACGAGAAAGACAGCACTGTCAATGATGTCACTCCATGCTAACAAACCATTGCATCTACCTGATACACCACACTCTGTTGAAGAGAAGCGTGATGCGTTCGAGGCTACGCTAGGCACAGGTCGTATGTTCTTGTTCGATCACTTTGGATCAACGGACATTGATAACATCCTTAATCGTGTACGCTATCTGGCTAAGGGATTGGGTTGTAAGTACGTGTTCTTAGATCACGTCAGTATCGTAGTGTCAGCACAGTCTGATGGTATGGGTGATGAGCGTAAAGCTATTGACTCCATCATGACTAAGCTACGTATGCTAGCACAAGAGACAGGCATCTCTCTGTTCGTAGTGTCACACCTCAAGAGACCTGATGGTAAGGGACATGAGGAAGGGGCAGCTACGTCTTTGTCACAGCTACGTGGTTCTGGTTCTATCGCACAGCTATCCGACATCGTGCTTGGCTTGGAGCGTAACGGACAAGACCCTGATGTGATGGAGAGACACACCACTCATGTGCGTGTACTTAAAAACAGATTCTCTGGTCTGACTGGACCAGCTTGTCGCTTGCTTTATGACTTAGATTCTGGTAGAATGATTGAA